TATCTATTGCTAGAAGTAAAGATATTATAGCTCAATTTGATATTAATATGATCCCTAAAAAATGGGATATGGATAAATTTATGTACTATGTTGAAGGTTCTGGCATTGCTTGGGTAGATTATAATAAAGAAGGGATACAATTAAATCCACAACATCAATCTGTTATGGATATGTCTATTAAAACTATTCAACAGTATGTTACTTTATTAGAATCTATATTAGTTGAGTGGGAAAAAATATCTGGAGTAAGTAGACAAAGACAAGGTGAAATTGGGGCTTATGAAGGTAAGGCAACTTCTCAACAAGCTATATTACAATCATCTCATATTACTGAAGATTTATTTAGAAAGTTTGAGAGAGTAGAACAAAGAGATTTTCAAGCTTTATTAGATTATTCTAAAGAAGCATGGTTAACTGGTAAAAAAGGTATGTATGTAATGCCTGATGGGGCTACAGATTTTTTAGATATAGGTAGTATGCAACATATGGAAACTAATTATGGGATATTTGTTTCAGATTCAGGTAAGGATCAAGAAAAATTACAAAATATTAGGGGATTAACACAATCTATGATGCAAAATGGTGCTAGACCAGGAGATATAGCTGAGATGTTAGATTCTGATAGTTTTAGTCAAATTAAGAAAAATCTTAAAAAAGCAGATAGAGCTCAACAGCAATTAGAACAGGCTCAACAAGAGGCACAGCAACAACAACAACAACAGCAATTAGAGGCTGAACAGATAAAATTTGAAGCAGAGGCTTTAGAAAAAGAAAAAGATAGACAAAAAGATATTGAAATAGCTTTGATAAATGCTGAGTCTAAAAAAGATACTGAGGGGCATTCTTTAAATCTAGAAAAGATGATAAGGGATTTTGAAGTAAAACAAAGAGAACTAGATATAAAAGAGAAAGAATTAATGGCAAAAATTAGAGGGGATGATTCTAATTACGATATCACTAGAGAAGCTAATCAAATCAAAAGAGAAGAAAATAAGATAAAAAAAGATATAGCTAAATCTAAACCGGATGCCAACAAACGAGACTAGGAGAGATTTATTAAATCAGATCAGATCTTCTGGATATCCTGGAAGTGTAACTGAAGTTTTTCAGGCTGCAGATCAAGGGATAGATTTAGTTGCACAATTCGTACAACAACAAGAGCAACAACAAATGCAAGTTGCTCAAACTCCACAAGAACAAGAAGTAGGATTAAGGGAAGAACATGCTAGAGGTAATACTCAAGCGTCTATGGCTTTTCCTGACGTTCAACCTAATCAGTCTTTTAATACTGTAGGTATGGAGGCTCCTATTGATATTCAAAAAGTAGATGATCAAGGACATTTAGTAGAAAGTTATAAAAACGTACCCCCAGGAATACAAGATTTACCAACAGGTCCTTATGAAGGGACAATAATAGAATCCCCAGCTGCTTATCAAAAAGGTGGAATGAGAGGAATGATGAAATCTAAAATAGGTTATGAAAGTCAATTTGGTAATAATCCTGCTATAAATAGAATGTTAGCACCAACTGATGAATCTTATAAATTTACAAAAGAGGATGCTGAAATATATAATAATCCAAATCTTGTCGGTTCAACAGGAACACATTATATGGGGAGTTGGGATAAATATGCTGTTCCACAGATACAAGATATTGGGGGCAAGTTAGACTTAACTGGACCAAGAAAAGATGAAGCTATTAAATTTCATGGACCTCGTGCTGTGGAAGATGCTACATATTTTGCTGAGCATTATAAAGATGTAGCCCCTGCATTTCAAAAACAAAAAGGTGGATTTAATTTAGGTGCTGAGCTAAGCCCAGAGATAGTACCAGGTAATTTTTGTGGATCTATTACTGGATGCGGTCAGGGCAGGAGTCCTTTTTCTGTTATACCGTCTATCGAAGCTTCATATAATACCAATTCTAAAAATATAAATACAGGATATGGGGGAGGTATTGGGTTTAATACTTCTCCAAGCTCTGGAGGATTTGAATCTATTTTATCTTATAAAAGAAGAAATGCTTTTGATACACAAGGTTATGATGCTGTAACACCGATAGGTAAAGGAACAGATAATATTTCTTTAAGTTTAGGAAAAGGTAGAAGAGGAAGATCTTCAAATGTTAGTTGGAGATCAGATTCTGCTCCTTATAGATATGGAATTAATGCTGAATATGATTTAACAAATAAAAAATTATCTAATATTGGATTATATGGGCAATATCATAAGTTTAAAGGTAGTTTAGGATATAATCCTACAACAAAAGGTGTAAGTGTAGGAGCGGGTTTTAAATTTCAAAAAGGTGGGTGGAAGAATTTTGAAAAGTCCAAAGTAGGAAAATTTATAGATGCAAGAGGCTTAAGACAAGAAAAAGATTTTTGGATGCAACAATTTGGTTATGAACCAGGGAAAGAAGAAAAAGATGCATTATTAGACGCTGCATCTATATTTAATCCTGGACCAGATTTTGCTCATGCGGCTACAAAATACCATGAAGGAAAATATACAGATGCTGGATTATATGCAGGATTTGGTATATTACCATTTTCAGCAGGACCATTAGTAAAAGGAGCTAAATCACATATTATAAATCCAATTAAGAAGTTTTTTGGAAAGAATAAATTTAAATCAGATATAAACTGGGGTGCATGGAATAAATCAATACCAAAAAATAAAAAACTTATAAAAGAATATAATTTAATAGAAAAAACAGCAAAGGAAAATGGTACATGGATGAGAAATGCTGATGGTTCTCCATTTAAAGGAAGTCCAGAGCAGTTTGTACAGCAGAATAGTAAGAATTTTAAAAAAGCTTTTGGTAACTCTAAATTAGTAAATCCAGATGGTTCACCTATGGTAGTTTATCATGGATCAGGTAAAAAGTTTGATACGTTTAATCCAAGAAGAGTTGGAGAAGGTGATGCTGGATACTCTGGTGTAGGTATTTACACAACACCAAGCAAAACAACAGCAAGTAGTTATTCTTTATCTGCAAGTGCAAAACCAGGAGATGTTGCTGAAAGTACTATTTATTCATTTTATGGTAATACTACTAATCCCATTACATCTAGTAAATTAATAGATAATGTTGGTGGAGATATTTATCCAATTGGTACTGATTATGATAAACTATTGAAACAAAGACGAAATAAAGATTTACCTCTTGATTTATTTAATTTTAATAGGCCTGGTACAAAATCTGGTCTTTCTAAGTTTGATGCTGCAATAAAAAATCAGCAAAGAGGTATAACAGATAAAAGAAATATACAAAATGCTTGGGAAATTGTTTTCCCAGATGGTAAACAATTAAAATCAACAGTAGGAAATAGTGGTATGTTTGATTTAACAAATCCTAATATATATAAAGAAAAAGGTGGATTCATAAATAAATATAAATCTAAACTTAAAAATTGGTGGAAAGGAGAAGAACCTTCTTTCAAGGAAGATTATTCATCTTGGGAAGAAGGTGCTAAAGCAAATCCACAGTCTGAACTATGGAAAGGTAAACCTAATCCTTATGCAAAATTCTCTCAACCTGTAATGTCTCCTATAGATTATCTTATTGGTGCTACAACAGTTATGCCAGCAAAATTATTTAGTAGGTTAACGGCACTTGATTTAGCTGTTAATCCTTTTATGGGACTGAAGAATGTTGGAAAGAAATCGATTAAAAAAGGTGCTGATTATATAGGTTCTAGTGGTGCTTTACGAACAAGTGGCCAATCAGTTAATATAGATGATATAATTGCTGCAAATAAAAATCTTAAAACTAATAATCCTGTAATATATACACATGGTACTAGTTCAGCGGCATTACCAGGAATTGTAGATCAAGGGGGTCTTGTAACACGTGGGGGGACTACAGCTATGACAGGCGAACTGTCAGGTTTAGGAAATGTTAGGCATATTAATAAGGCACATCTATCTGTTGCACCAGTTACAAATAGTTCTCTAGCAGTAAATTATGCTAAAGGGTCATCAGGCCCAAGAAATTATTTATCTGAGTATAATAAAATGATTGATGATATGGCAAGTGGTAAGTATGCTGGTGCTAAGGATAATATTTTAATGGGTGAAGGGTTTGAACAGAATTATAAACAATTACAATATGATAGATTAAATTTTTGGAGTAAAGCAGATCCTAAAACTAAATTATTATTAGAAGAGAATTATCCTATGGTTTTTGGAATTAATCCTAGAAATACAGCAGCAGGAAGTCGTAGATATTTTGATAGTATTGGTAATCAAATTGGATCTGAAGCAGGAATAAAAGGGGGAGTTAAATTAGATGAAATTTCAAATATATATGTTCCTAAGGCTAGAATAGACCAAACTACCAGTGCTTTTGGTAAGAATTTAGGAGATATAAAGATAAGTTCATTAGAAGATTTTGGAAAACAATCATATTCAAGGTATCACCCAACCCTTCGTAAAAATTATATGAAACAGTTAGAAGATGTATTAAATATTTATAAACCAGGGGTACGAAGAGTTGGTAAACATGGTATCTCTAAAGAAGGTTATGAATCTTGGATGAAGAATCAAATAATACCTGCAAAATATAATACTGAGTTAGTTGAAGCTCCTTCTAATGTGTATAGAGCTGTTAGTAGTTGGGATAAATCTCTTATAAGTAATAAAAATTTAGCACTAAAAAATGCTTTAAATGTAAATCCAGGTGTTTATCACCATGGATCTCGTTATAATGTAGGTATGAGTACATCTCCTAATAAAAGAACAATGGAAAACTTTTTTAAATATAGGAGAGGTAAAAATACGGGGTATTATAGAACAGAAAGAGGAATTAATCCTAGATTTAAGGGTGTAAAAAAATGGGATTTATCTTATAATGTAAATCCAGATGCTAAAATACTTAATCCTAGAGGATATAAGACTTTTATGCATAAAAATATAGCAGGAGATTTAGAGGGGGAGACAATTAAAAGAGCTCGTTTATTAAGAGAGCAAGGATATGATGCAATTAAAAAATTTCCTGATTCAGATGAACTTCAATGGTTAGATCCTACAAAAAAATTAGAACTTTCAAATATTAAAGAAATAAAGAATCTTCAAAAAGGAGGATTAAGGAATCATATGATGGATTATCTGCATACTAGTGGTAGAGATACTAGTTATGTAAATACTGTAATGAATGCTATAGGTCAGCACGAGTCTAAAAATAATCCTAATCAAGTTCAAGTATCAGGAAATGAAACAGAGGGTTTTTATGATGGTCCTGGTAGAGGATTATTTCAATTTGAAACAGGTCCTAAAGAAGGAGGAAATACTGCTATAAATAGAACTGCTAATTTTTTAAAGCATAATACGGATAAAAATATTAAAGATTTTCCATATCTTTTTAAACTATATACTAAAGATAATTCTTTAGACTTTTCTAAATTGAGTAAGCAAGATCAAGAAGGATTATTTATAGGAGATAAAATTTTTGGAGGGCCAGAAAGACGAGATGAGTTTGATGCTGTAACTAGAAATAGAACAACTCCTCCTTCGCAAGAGGAAGTTTTTATATATTGGCTTAGAAATCATAAAGGTAAAGTTAATGGTAAAAATATATCTGAATTAACAGAAAAAGAAATTGACGTTGAAAGAAAGAAATGGAATAGCAGAACAAAATCAACATTTAAGAAAAGAAAAGGTGGATATAGATCAAAAGTTTTCTGGTAAGTGTTATATAATAATATAAATATTAAAAAATTAACACTTATAAAAAATATCAATATAAATACTTATTTTTGTAACTTAAAACAATAAATATATGGACACAAATGAAAAAATTCAATTAGATGACATCACATTAGATGATGTTATCAGTGGTGAAGGGGTAGCCACAGAAGAAATAGCTCCAGCTCAGGAAGATGAAAAGAAAGTTGAATCTCCTGAAGAAAGTAAATTAGATGAAGAAGAATCTGAATCTAATGAAGATAGTGTAGAAAAGGAAGAAGAAGAAGAGGAAGAAGAGGAAATAAAAGATGAAGAAGCTAAAGAAGATGAAAAATCTTCTGAAGAAGATACCGTTGTTGGAGAAATTTTAAATAGTTTAGGGTATGAATTAGATGGAAAATATGAAGATACCTCTGAAGGATTAACTAACTTAACAAAAGATGTAGCTTCTAAAATGGCTGATGACAGAATCGATGAAGTTTTAGAAAAGTTTCCGTTAGTAAAAGATCATCTAGAATATGTTTTATCTGGAGGAGAATCTGAAAACTTTATGCAAGCTCATGATCCTAATTTGGATTATACTAAGATAGAGATTGCTGAAGATGATGTTCGTAGTCAAAAGGCAATTTTATCAGATTATTTTTCCGCAAAAGGGCATGATAAAGAATTTATTGATGAAATGCTCGGAGATTATGAAGATTCTGGTAAACTACATGCTAAGGCAGATGCTGCAAAGCAAGCTTTAGGAAAAGTACAAACTCAAGAAAGAGAACAATTAGTAGAAAAACAAAAAGAACAAATGCAGGAACAACACACACAACAAACTAAATTTTGGGAGGGAGTAGCAGAGACTATTGAAACTTCTAAAGAATTTGCTGGATTACATGTGCCTGAAAGAGAAAAGTCAAAGTTTTTTAACTATCTTTCTAAACCCGTAACTCGTGAGGGTTACACACAAAGAGATATAGATCATTCGGAAGCTGAGATGGAAACTAAATTGGCTATAGATTATTTAATGTACAAAGGATTTAATCTAGACCAAATTATTAACACTAAAGCTAAAACAAAAGCATCTAAATCCCTGAGAGAAAAGATTTCTAAAAATGAAGAAACTGTTAAAAGTGCTCGTAAAAAGAGTAGGAGAAGTAAGAATGTAGATTTAGATGATCTTGATCTTAGTATTTAAATAACTAAAATATCCCCAGAATAACGGGAGATCGGGGCCCATAAAAATAATTAGATATGCCAGATGGAACAAATATAAGCGTCCAAAAGACGTTTTACAATGATTCGCAGATGACTGATATGAACAGTCTCTCAAATGCGCTGTTGTCCAAACCTACTGAGCTGTCTCCAATTATTACTCATTTAGCAGGAAAAGATGACAAGAGGTTTCCTTTATCTTTCTTAACAGAAGGTGTTGGTAATACTAAATCTATTGATCGCTTGGAGTATGAATATCGTGTGGCAACACATAGATTGAGGACGAGACCAGTTTCAGTAGCAGGACCAACAGGCACAGCAATAGGTCAAGGAGGAGCAGCTTTTGAGTTAGAATTTCCTGACAAACATTTTGTATTTCCATACGTATTAGTATCTCAAGCAGGTACTCAAGCACGTATTATGAAAGAACCAGAACAAGTATCTGGGGGAACTTCTTGGAAATATACATTACAATTAGTTAACCCAGCACCTGCAACAGTTTGTGCAGCTGCTGATTGTGTGGCAGGAGCGCTTTGGGCGCAAATGTACGCACCAGTAGGAGTAGACTTCTCTAGAGGTAATGCTTCAAACTGGGAAACTCCAGGATTAGTAAGAAACAAACTAACTACAGTTAGAAAATCTTACCACATGTCTGGAAACGCTAAAGATTATGTAGCAGAGTTTTCTCTACCAACTAAAGGGGGATCTTCTACTAAACTTTGGATGGACTATGAAGAGTATTTACATATGCTTGACTTTAAAGAAGAGTGTGAGATGTATTACTGGTATGGAGAAAAATCATATGATCAGAATGGACATACTTATATGAAAGATGAGAATGGACAACCTGTAATCATAGGTCCTGGTCTTTTAGAGCAAATTGTCAATACTGATACTTACTCTTCAATGACTGAAACAAAATTAAAAAACATCATCGGTGACTTATTCTACGGAATGACTGATGCTGCTAAAAAACAAGTAACTCTTTATACTGGTACTGGTGGAGCACGTGAATTTGATGAAGCCCTTAAAAATCATTTCGGAGGTCAAACAAACACATGGATGACAACAGGAGACCATAAATTTATTACAGGCTCTGGCAGATCGCTAGGTTTAACTGGTTACTTTAATTCGTATGAGCATATTGATGGACATAGTGTGAATGTTGTAAAACTTCCTATGTTTGATCATGGTGCAGTTGCACAAGCTCGTTCGAAACACCCAACAACTGGATATTCACTTGAATCTTATAGAATGGTATTTGTTGATCAATCAAATTATGATGGTCAAAACAATTTACAAATGATCTCGAAAAAAGGTCGTGAGTCTATGAGATGGTGTGTAGCTGGTTCAGTAGTTCCTAGAGGATTTGATTCAACTTCCGCTAGAGCTTCTGATGTTGATGGTGCGTCTGTACATATGTTGAAAACTGCAGGTATCGCTCTTAAGAGATTTGATACTTCAATAGACATCACTTGTACAGCATCTTAATTTGGCATTAATTTGCGTCTATATATTGGTTTTTGATTAAGGTTGTGGGGGAGCAATCCCCCTCAGCTTTAATTTTAAATATAGGAGAGTTATTCTTTCCACCCTATGAACAATTATTAACTAAAAAAAAGAACTGAAATTATGAGTAAAAAAGTTTTTCTTAGGCAAAAAGAGTTATTAAACCATTTGCCTAAAGCAGTAAGAGCTGAAGCAGTAATGCGAATCAGTAGTGTTTATGTAAATAGACAACCTCTGAAGGGTTTCGATCCTGAAGATGAAAAAAAGTATATGCAAGAAGTATTAGATGTTAGTCCTGATCATGGTGATTGGCCTAGACATTCTAAACAATTCTGGGCAGAACTTACAATTCCTGTAGGTTTTACAGGAGTAGAACTTGAAATTGGTAAGGATGATAATGGAAAACCTTTAAGTATTATGGATTATATTAAATATAATTTTGCACTTAGGCATCCACATGTAGCTCTTACTAAAGAAGAGATGGATAAGGACTATAGTAAAAGATTCTATATTCAAGATCTTTCAAGAGAAGATAAAGTTAAAAATAACTCTATTCAATTTAAGAAAGATGCAGATAAAGAATTTATTAAAGCTTCGTCTAATCCAAAATCTATGAAGAGAATATTACGACTTATGTCCGATGTTAACCCTGATAGATTGACTAGTGAGCAAATTGAAAATGCGCTTTACGAAATCAAAAATAAGAGTCCTAAGAAGTTTGTTAGGATTGCTATAGATAAAAATCTAGAACTTAAATCTGAAATTGAAGAAATGGTTTCAGCTGGAGTTCTAAGAAAGATTGGAAATCAAGTTATCTTTATTGATGAAGTACTTGGTGATACAATTGATAACGCTGTAGTACATCTTAAAGATAAAAAGAATTCTGGGAAATTAACAATTTTAAGAGCAAAACTTAAAGAGTTATCATTAGTATAGTATGAATGTACAGCAAATGCATTTAGCAATTCAGCAAGGAGTGGATAAAATTAATTCACTCCAAGCTGATATGCTTTTATCTGAAGAAATTGATATTGAATTAAATAAGTCTCAAATGAGATTTATTAATACCAAATACGGTAAGAATAATAAATATCAAAAAGGATTTGAAGAAAGTCAAAAAAGAGTTGATGATATTCGTACAATAGTAACAGAGTATAAAGCCCCTACAACATATAAAGAACGATATGATTCCAATTTTTGGGTCGATAGTTTTAGATTACCAAATGATTATATGTATTTGGTAAATCAAAAATCTGATATTTTTATAAATGAATGTAATCTTATAAATTGGACATTAAGGGATTCAGATCCTGTTAATTATTTTACTTTAGATTTAGATACTTTTGTTTGTAATAATGAAGGAGGAAATTCTACAGATTTTGTAACAGCAATAAGAATGGCAGCAGATCCTGATGATTTAAGTTTAGGAGCATTTTTACTTTGGATTAATCTTTCGAGTTTTCAATACCCTGCTGATATAGAGGCCGTTCGAACGGATATATTAGCACAAGGAAATGCTATAAGTGGTATTTCTGTTTATTGGGAACAATATGGAGAGTTAAATTATCCAGGACAATTTATAGTTATAGTAGATACTAATATTTATGATTGGTTTAATTGGGATGCTTCAGTTACTAATAGTATCTCTGGATCAAATCTACAAACAGTTATGCAAGGAGGAACTGCTTCTGGAACTATATTAACTACAGCTTATGCTCAATATGCGGAAACTGCATTTGGAAATAGAAGAGATCCTGTTAGTAGAGGAAATACAATAACTAAAATTGCATCTCCAAATAAATTTATTCAACATGATGATATAACAACTCTTTTACGAGATCCTTTTAATACAACAAAACATACTGCTCCACTTACAACAATTCGTGGACATTATATAGATATTTACACGAGTGATATATTTATAATAGATGCAGTCAAAATTACTTATATTAGAAAACCTAAAGAAATTTCACTATCTTTGGGGGCTAGTTGTGAACTACCTAACCATTCTCATCAAGAAATTGTGGATATGACAGTAAGCAGCATTTTAGAGGGAATTAGTGACCCTAGATACAAGTCTCATCAACTAGAGGTGAGCAAGAATGAATAATTATTAATTTAAAAATTAGAAAAAATGGCAAGACATTTGTATATTGGAGATGAGAGCGCAGTTTCGTACACTAATAATGTATTAGACTTTGGGTCCATCGATATCCAAAAAGAAGCAGCAGGTACTGGCGGTATGTCCTCTTTAGTAGTAGGAGAAACTGTAGCAGATGCTGATCGAATTAGAATAGTTCAAGGAGATAGTTCTGGTTCAGGTATAAACATTGTATCCCCTTGGTTTTATGGTAGAGATGTAATTAATTGGAGTGGCGCAAGTTACGCAGCACAAACTGCACATACTAGTACTTTAGCTCCAAGTGGAACATCTGCGGCAGCAGCTAAAGATATAGAAGTTAAATTTACAAGAAGAGATAGTTTTACACCAGAATTCTTTAAATTTAATGTAACTATTGCAGCTAGCTCAAACGCAGCAACTGCAGGAGCAGCGATTGTTACTGCATTTGATGCTTTAACTTATGTACCAGCATGGTTAACAACTGCTGCAGGAACTACAACAGTAACATTTACAGGAACTTTAAAAGGAGCTACTTCCGCAGCAGGTGGAGCAAACTTAGTTTGGAATTATGCTCCAGCTATATTTGATGTTTGTGTCTCTGTTAATCCAACTACAACTCAAACTTATACAGCAGCTAATGGTGCACAAGATGGTACTCCTGGTTATGGTGATGGTGAGTATATTCAAGATATGGAACAAGATCTTCAGGGAATTAATTCTGGTTACTATAATAGAATTCAACAACCTGTTGCTCCTAATACTAATGCTGTAGTAACAAGAAACTATGATGTTTGGAACGTTGTAGCTACTAAAGATGGTAGTTCTGCATCTCAGATTCATGGTGTAGATAATTTAATTGATATTAGTGTTGCTATCACGACTGGATCAGGTGCTAATGCATTATCTTTTGAAAATAGAATGAACGCGTATTTAGGAAGTGTTGGATTTTCTCCAGTTGCGCTATAATATTAATCTTTAAAAAATAAAATAAAATGGCAAATCCAAAATTAATGACAGCACACGCTAAATACGACTTTGCAGTCGATGGCGGTGCTGCTAGTACAATAGTACCAGATAATTCAGCAATTGTTCCTAATAATGCAATTATTGTTAGATGCTACTCTGTAGTAACTACAGCAATGACTAGTGGCGGCTCAGCTACTCTATCCCTTACTACGGGAGGAGTTACTTTGTTAGCTGCAACAGCATATAACAATGGAGCTTTTGATGATGAGGACGTAACGGAACATACTGTTGTAGATAAAACTACATCTTCAACAGGTTTACAGTTTGTAATTGCAACAGCAGCTTTAACTGCTGGTGTAGTTGATTGTTATGTAGAGTATTATATAGGCCCTGAAAGCGCTTAATAGTATTAATCTAATATAAGACTAATAGGGGGCATAGTCCCCCTAATGGTCTTTTTTTTAAAAAAATCAAATAATATGTCTTTAACTATACAAGTACATAACTCTTGTAAGGTTTTAACCGTTAGATCTAAGAGTTATCTTCCTGTTCCTGGCGCGTCTGGAGAAATTCAAATTTCTAATTATGATACAGGAGCTCTAGTAAGTCCAAATGTAGCAATTAACTTTAGTGGAGGTGGTGGATATGGAGTAGTAAACATAGATGTAGATACTTTATCTTCTGCTAATGGTTTGTATAAAATTTGTTTAATTGAAGGTGGAAATGAACAAGTTTGTAAACCAGTACTAATATCTTGTAATGTAGATTGTTGTTTAACCGACTTAACTAATACGTTATTAGAATGTGCTTGTGATTGTCCTAAATGTGCAAGTACATTAGCAAAGGCACAAAAAATATTTTTATTGTTACGATCAGCACAATCTGCTGTAGAACTTGCTCAAACTGTAGACGGCTCTGTTAATATGGGATATTATATAGATATTCTTAATAAGTATAACAAAGCTGTAGAGTTATGTGGTTCATTGTGTGGATGTGATTGTTAATTAATTACAAAATTATAATAATATGTTAAGCTCTCTTTACCCTTGGATATACTTCGACATGGTCACCGGCGGAGGCGGCGGTGAAGGAGATGATTATGATTCAGATGATGAAGAAGGAGGAGAAGGAGGAGAAGGAGGCAGTGAAGGCGGTAGTGATGATGAACAAATAAATGACCCTGTTACAGATCAAGATATTCAAGATCTAGAAGATCGTCTTGATCTTTTAGCTTTAGTAGAACATCCTCTTGCAAATCCTAGTTTAAATCCTTTATTATACCAACGTACTGGTAATCCTCTTACAGATTTAACTAATTATAATATAAATGCAGGGGTTCAGGCAAGATTTCCGAATACAGCTCCAAGACATCATATAATTTCTAGTTGGGGGCATCCTTTAGACGGGTGTTCTTATATATATATAAATAAACAACCAGTTAATTTAACTAATAATCCTAATTCAGGATTTGATTTTGTTGTTACTATTCAAGATGTTACAGGAGATACTCTTCAATCAACTGCACAATCTGTTACTAGTAATACTTTAGGGGTTGATCAAATAGGTTTAAAGTATGGTAATACAACTTTAATGCCTTCGTATGGAGTTGAAAGAGAAATTGAAGTTACTTGGAACTCTGGATTTACTAAAACTTTTACAATGTTACTTCCTGGTTTAGAACAACAAGGAAGTAAGTATTTACAAGGAGGAGGTACTAATACTTTTAATTTTGGGGTTAAAGCACATGATGCTCCACCTTCTGGTGATTTTGATTATACAGGAGGTATTCAATATTTAAATTCAGGATATACTGCAAATCTTGTTCCCTTTACATATTCTCAAACATTTGTTATTAATGACCCTGCAGGAGTTTATTGGAATGGTGATTGGATGTATAATCCACAGCAATCTGGTGTATCTAATCAGATATACGATTTAAGAACTCCTTTTAATTATTCTAATGCATATTCTTGGGGAGCACATGGAGCTATGGCTCATGGTTCTGGAGGAAATATATCATCTACTTTTAATCTTAGAGGAGTTCCAGATAAGAATACACTTATGGAACAAGAATTTGAAGTTCTTAATGTGCATATACCTACTATTAGCGGTGGAGGAGCTGCTAATATAGGATTAAATAATATTGGTTTTGGTTCTAATTTTTATAGTGATTGGCTAATGCATACAATGTCTTGGCCTCAACCATTAGGTGGAGGAAGTTTAGTTGCTTCTTGGCATTCTTTAAAAAATACGCTTAAATATCAAAGTGGTACATCTGTTGTAGACGAGCCTTTCTCTCATAGTATAATATATTCAGAATATTTATATGTTCCACCTATTACTTCAACTGATATACTTGTATGTGATGATGCTAGTAGTCCTAATTATTATTTAACTACATGTAAAGATTGTAGTGGTAATACAATTCCTGGGTGTCCAGGTTCTATATCTAATACTATTAATCTTATAGGGAGTGCTTGCTGCACTGTACCGTGTACAAATGTATTAGAATTTGATAATATTAATTTTGATTGTGCTACATATGGGGCAACAAATGGGTGGCATAGTATAGAAATTGATAGTAGCTTTGCTGGAACTCCATGGACTAGCGGCAGTGATTATACTTGGACTTTAACTACTACTGGAACAACAGGAGCTTCAATTACTATGTCAGCACCTCCAACAGGAGGTAATACATTTACACACTCTTGTGTAACTAATACAACATCTGGATCCGAACATACATTAACATGTTCAGGCAATGCTCAGATTTCTACAGGACTTAAAATTAGCGGTACTGGAATTCCATCAAATTCTTTTGTTGGAAATATTCTTACTCCAGCTCAACCCTCATCAACTTATAGTGTAACTAAATTTGAAATTGTAGATTCAACTGGAAGTATAGTATCAGCAACTACAGCAGCTACAAATACTATGACTTTTTCAGCAGGAACTAAAATAGTTTGGAGAGCGCTACAACCTAATTCTGGACCTGGTGGTATTGGTGGTTATTATACTATAAAAGCAGTAGATAGTGTAGGATGTGATGTTGAATATAGTTTTACAATTTGCGAAGATCCTCAAGTAGAAGGATGTACATCTAGTACAGCTATTAATTATAATTCAAGTGCTACTGTAGGATGTATGGATTGTTGTGTGTGGTGTAATTTAAATAGTGATGGATTACTTACTGATACTAGTGCAGGGTATTCCGGAGACTTGTTTAATGTTACTTCCTTAACAAATACACAAATTACTACAAATGATAGTACTAGTAATGGAAAATTAGCTGCTAGTGCTAATTTAATTAATTCTGTACTTCCGTATTTAGATTTAGATGGTACACAGTCATTTACAATGACTTTATACAAAACTGCAACTTTTGGGGGAGCTTTACCAGGATCAGCAACAGCTACACAAGCAGGATTAGGTACAAATCAAACTGGAGCATCGCATATATTTACAGGATTAGCTTATGGATATTATGCTGTAAAAGTACAATTAGTTGATTCGGATGAAGCTCATGGGTTAGAAGATTGTTATACTGTATTTTATGGTAAAGTACAAGCATATGTTTGTGATGATCCAAGTTCTAGTAGTTATAATACAACAGTACCAAATGATTTAGCAGTTCATGATTCAACATTATGTACTGTTTCAATTGAGTGTTGTGAATTATCTGCTTTAAGAATACTTTCTTCTGGATGTGAAACAACATTAACAGCAGATTTAACATGTAGTCCTAGAGCTGATCAAGTTGTAGGGTATTGGACTTTTAATGGAAATGTTATTTCAGGTAGTGCATTTACCCTTAATTCTCCAGGATCTTCTGGTTTATCTCTTGTACCTATTACTATAAGTGGACCTGGTATTTATGAAGTTCAAATTACAGCAAATTATTCTCTTCGTGGACAACCTTATTATTGTAATGATTCTTTAACAATTAATGTTACTCCTGAGAGTTTTTTAATATGTGGTTGTACAGATCCTGTAGCACTTAATTATAATTTATTAGCTACTGCAGATTGTATTGGAGTGCAGGGAGGTACAAATCATGGGTGTTGTACATATTGTATATATGGTTGTATGGATCCTACGGCAAATAATTATAATTCAAATGCTACTTGTGACGATGGTAGTTGTACATGGGATATATATGGGTGTATGGATCCTTTAGCAGCTAATTATAATCCTGCAGCTACTATAGATGATCAAAGTTGTGAATATTCAGCATGTTTAGATCAACATGCTGCTAACTATTTAGAAGATTGTAAAGGAAATCTTGTTCCAAATGCAACAATTAATAATGCTAGTTGTTGTTTTTATCCTTGTACTGATCCCGTAACAGGACAACCATCTAATTCTGCAACTTTAACAGTTGTTACTGTAGATTCTACTGGTACATGTACTACTCCTATATCTGATGGAACAGCTGTTGTTACTGTTACTATTAATAGTGGAGCTCCTAATTGGACAATATATTATACAGATGGTGCAGGAACTACATTATATACAGATTCTACAATATATTCTGGAAGTGGATCTGCAACTATTTGGACAGGATTAGCTCCTGGAGTATATAAAGCTATTGTTACTGATTCATATGGATGTGTTGATGAATTATTATTTGCTGTAAGTTCTTCTCCAACTGATGTAGGGTGTACAGATCCAGCAGCAACTAATTATGATCCGAATGCTGATTGTGATGATGGTAGTTGTATTTTCTGTGGATGTATGGATCCTTTAGCTATTAATTATAATCCAGGTGCAACTTGTGATGATGGAACTTGTATATATCCTGCAATGAGATTAGGAGATTGTATTCCGGCTACAATTGAAGATACTCTTAATAGAATTAGAGCTTGTACATTAAAACGAGGTTCAGAATTTTTAAAAGATATAAAATTAGGTGTTAATGAAGACTGTTTTACTCTTGATAAATGGAAATTAATATTAATTGGATATTTATTAGGTAGATATAAATACGGATTAGATTGTTTATTTAATTGTGAAGATGAAGAAACCCCTGATGGTCCTGCAGATTCGTGTGCTGATAAATGGGTTACAGGAGGTCCTGTAACAGGAGTAAATGATCAAGGATATGCAGGTTCTAGTATAACAACAGGTGAAGGAACAACGGTTGATACTCCTAGTTTATTCTTTGTATTCGCAAATCAATTACATACGGGAGATATAATTAAAATGCCTAGTGGAATAATTTGGGAAATGGTAGCTTTAGGAAATTGTACATTTGGATGTTATAATCCAGAAACTCCACAAGGAGCAAGTTCAGGACATTGGGCAATTTGTAATCCAGCATATGAATTAAACATAACAACAACAACTAATTATATAGATAATTTTATTAACTTTGTAAACATATTTTGTGAAGATTGTGATACTGAGACAGATTATGAAGTAACAGGAGGCCAACCGGTTGAACCTACTTATAAGAGAACTTTAGATTTTACACAAAATAATATTACTTTTAATTTTTAAATACAATGGCAGAAATAACAGATTTAGTAACCTTAGCTAAAAATAGTGTAGACGATAACGACTTTTTTTTAATATCTAATAATTCAACTAAAGTAGCTAAGAAAATAAATGTATCTACTTTGTTTCCTTCATTTTCTACTTTAGGGACAGGAGGAGAGGATATACATATAAGTGTTACAAATAAAAATCAATTAAACTTCAAAGGAATAAAAAGTGGAGATACAGGATTATTAACTGTAGCTACTACTTCAAATAATATAGTTCTTACAGCTTTAGAAGCTGGAATAGATCTTAGTTTATGTAATAATACAACTTCAGGATTTTTAGATGAAATAGATTTTACTGGAACAGTTACAGGAGAATGTGGGGTAACAAATGGAGGAACTGGACTAGCTACTATAGCAAAAGGTGCAATGCTTTATGCTGGTGCAACAGATGTTATAGCAGCAACTACACCAATGTCTACTAATGGACAATTACTTATTGGTAATGCAACTAATGGGTATCCTTCAGTAGCAACGCTTACGGCAGGTACTAATACTACTATTACTAATGGGGCAGGAACAATTACAATTGCATCTTCTTTAACTACATTAGCAGAAGATTTAGATTGTGATAATAATGATATTGATCTAGGTACAGGATACTTAAGTGCAGATGGTGCACAAAATGGAATAAGAATAACAGGATCGAATGCATATCTTGGAGCTTCAGGAAATTATCATGATAGTGATGTTTTAAATCTTGCTGGAGGAGGTATTAGATTTGCTAATGATTCTAATGTAAATATTAAACCAAATGATACTAGTGGTGGTACAGCTGGAAAATCATTAACTATTTCAGGAGGAGGAAGTGGTGCAGCGGCAGCAGCTGATCTTGCTCTTAAAGGAGGTACATCTACATCAGGTAATAATAATGGTGGTCATGTAACTTTACATGGAGGTAGTGAAGCGGGTTCAGGAACTCCAGGAAGTATTAAAATGTATACTTATACTGCGGCTGCTGCAGAAACTCAAGCTTTAACAGTAGATAGTAGTCAAGATGTAACAGTAAATGCAGGTAGTTTAGTTATTACTGGAGCAGCTGAAGGTATTGTACATACTAATAGTGGAACAGTTACACAGGCTACTGATCATACAACTGGAGTAACAATTAATGCAACATCAGGTGTAATTACACTTGCTGCAGTTGCTTTAGCTGCTACAACAAATGCAGAATTTACAGTAACTAATAGCACTGTACAAGCAGATTCAGTAATTCTTGTTACAATGCAAGATGAAAATACTGTAGATAATAAACAACTTGCATGTGCTATTCATACAGTTACAGGAGGTAGTTTTAAAATTAGTATCGTAAATCCACATTCTGCTACTAGTACAAGTGCAACAGCAAGTAAGATTCACTTTTTAGTGATCAACAATAGTTAATATTAACCAAAAACAAATATAGAAATGAGTAAAAAAATTAATGCAAAAAAAGGAGAACTAGTAAATTTAATCAATGGATTATTTGCAGTTCAAGATTTAGAAGGTAAAAACTTTAGTTTAGTTGTAAGTAAAAATATTATTACACTTAGAGATAAACTTAAAGATTTAGAAACGGCTGGTAAACCATCAGATGAATTTATGAAATTAGCACAGGAAGTGAATCAAATTGCTAATGAAAATGCAGAAGATTCTAAAGATAAAATAGATAAATTAGAAAAAGATAATAACGATTTGGTAGAAGAAAGAAGAGTACAAATGGATAAACTTACTCAATTGTTAGAAGCAAAAACTACAGTTCATCTTGATACTATATCTAAAGATGATTTACCAGAAAATATTACAGCTAAACATATTAATAACTTGGAAAAAATTATAGAATAATAGAGTGAAAAATATATTTATAATATTATTTTTATGTTTATCAATTACAGTTAATGCGCAGAGTAATTTTAAAAAATATTTTAAATTCGCAACATTTTATACAGCGGCTAGTGGAGGAACATCTATCTCTGATGTAGATGAATACTCTATTTCAAATGGATTACAAACTTCTATAGTACGAACTCCTTTTGATTATAATCTTGCTTTTGGAATTAGAAAGATTGCTAGGTTTGGATATGAAAATAGAGCGAATACTTTTTATGATGGAACAGAACAATCTTGGTCTGATGCGGCAACAATAGGAAAGGTATCTGGATTAGAATTTTTATTTGAAGCAGATATTAAAAGACAAGAAGGTGTAGAGTATATAGATCAAAATCATTTTATAAGGTATGTAGCAAATAAATACATTTTAAAAGGAGAGTATTTACAAGATGGTTTTGCTGATATAAAGTATTTTGAAACTTCGGAAAGATTTCGTAAACAATTCGGAAAGAAGTTTTCTCTTAATATAGGAGCTGTACAAAGAATGTCAGAACCTTATGGATATGATCCTTTAGATGAGTGGTTATTAGATAATGGTAATTTACATTATACATATTTAGCAATACAAGAAGGTTATGATATAGATGTTTATAATTCAGAGTATAAAGATCCTAATGGAAATATAGTTGCTACGTCTGTCGAGGTTTGGGAAGAAGTTGTTATTCCTGTAGTATTGGCAGATTATACTGAGAAAAAACGAAATGAATTAGATAGAAAAATGCAGCAATCATTAGTAGTAGGATTTGATTTTTATCATTATAAAAAAGATTTCTGGATGCATGCATGGGCTAATTTAATGCCTTGGCATTATGATGATGGTGGGACATTTTCGTATCATAATTATAATGATGGAAAACAGTGGTATGATTATTCTGGAGGTTTAATATTTGGATATAAACTTAATAAACATTTAGGAACATTTGTTGAAGGTAAATATAATAAATATTGGAATCGTGAATGGTATGACTTTAAGTGTGGTATAAATTATGTAATTTTTTAAATGTATACATATAAAGCAAAATTAGATAGAGTAGTTGATGGTGATACTGTAGACGCTAATATAGATTTAGGATTTGATATTACTATACATAAAAGAATAAGACTTGCTGGAATAGATACTCCTGAGTCAAGAACAAGAGATTTAGAAGAAAAAGCTAGAGGATTAGCTGCTAAAGATAAGTTAGTAGATTTATTAGGAGATGGAGAGTTTGTTCTTGAAAGTAAAGAAGTAGGTAAATATGGGAGAGTTTTAGGGACACTGCATATAGAAGATATTAATATTAATCAAACCCTAGTAGATGAAGGATTTGCTGTAGAATATTGGGGCGGTAAAAAAACTAAAAAATGAATTGGATAAATAGTTGGAGAAAAGGAAATAAAAAAGATAGTATCTATAATATTTCTGTAAGATTTGGGAGAATAACAGTATTAGAATTATACTGTAATCCTGGAGTAGAGCACAGATGTATAATATTAAATTTTGGATTTGAAATATAAAAAATTATGGGAAAAGAATTAAATGAAGATAGTGGTTTTAAAATAAGTATAAAAACTTTAATTGGGATTGGTGCTGCTATGGCTACAGTTATAAGTATGTGGTTTATGTTACAGGCAGATATTGCAGATGCAAAAGAATTACCAAAACCAGATGTTACTAGAATGGAATTTGATATGAAAGATCAAAATATACGACAATCAATTCAGCATACAGAAAAAACCGTAGATGAAATTAAAGAAGATTTAAAACGTATGGAAGATAAAATAGACGATTTAAGATGAGAAAACTAGATGATACATGGAAAATATTTATAAGTTATATCCTTATTATATTTCTAGTTTTAGTATCAAATATTGCCTGTGGGCAAGTTATTGTAACAGAATTTAATGCAGGTTGGAATAGTGCTAACAATGTTGAATGGTTAGATAAATTAAATGATTGTGAAGTTGCTAAAATTGATATTGTTAACGATCCAAAACTTCAAACTAAACACAAAGTAGTTATAGTACCTACTATTATTATCTTTAATGACGGTGAAGAAGTTAAACGATTTCAAGCTGATATATCTTTTAAAATGTTAGCAACAAGGGAAGAGGTACAAGATACAGTGGATGAATTATTAATGAGCGATTTTTAATATGAAAAAATTATTACTAATATTATTTTTATTTTTATCAACAGCGCTAAACGCACAACTACCAAACTTGAGTATTGCTCCTGATTGGACATTAACAGATGTTAATGGTACTACTCATAGTTTATATGACTATTTAGATAATAACTATACGGTATTTTTAGATTTCTCAGCTGTGTGGTGTGGCCCTTGTTGGTCTTATCATACTGGTGGTGCACTTGAAGATTTATATACAAACCATGGTCCTAGTGGTTTTCCTGGTGTAAGTACTAATACAACTGATGACGTAATGGTCTTTATGATTGAGGGTGATGCAAATGCTTTAGCTTGTCTTTTTGGTGTAGGGTGTAATACACAAGGAGATTGGATAACAGGGACTCCTTATCCTGTATTCTGTACTGATGGAACAGTAAACAATGATAACGTTACTTCAGTATACGCTATCTCTTACTGGCCTACTATTTATATGATTTGTCCAGATAGGATATTAATAGAAGCTGGTCAAAGTAATAGCCCATATAATCTGATTACATGTAATCCAGCAGCAAATCTTGTAAATGATCCTAAAGTAATGTCTTACTCAGGTGCTTCTATTCAATGTGATGGAACTCTTGCTCCTGAAGTAACTATTATGAATAATGGAATTAATAACTTAGTATCATTAGATGTTGAGGTAGATGTTTCTGGAGCCACTACATTTAATACAACTGTTCCGTGGACTGGTAATCTTAGTACTTATCAATCAACAAGTTTTATACTTCCAACAATTACAGGTTTACAAGGATATGAATTTGTTATGATTAGAGTAAGTAATCCAAATGGTGGAATAGATGGAGATCTAGGTAATAACGTAACTGGTTTTACATCCTATCCTCCTGGACAAGCAGGCGTGGGACAATTAACTGCTTCAATTTCACAAAGCGGTAATTCTCTTACGGCTAATGCTACAAATGGAAATCCTCCATATTCTTATCTTTGGAGTAATGGACAAACTACACAAACGGTATTACTTACTATTGGAGGTAGTTATTCAGTTGAGATAGAAGATGTTAATGGATGTGTATCTGATCCTATCACTTATTTGTTTACTACCACAACAGGAATAGAAGAACTAGTAGGTGGTCAAATAGATGGTCAAATGTATGATATATTAGGAAGAACTATTAATGATCTTAGTGTACTGTCTTCTGGGGCAATGTATATTAAAGATGGAAAGATATTTATTAAATGAAAAAACTATTATTTATATTATTATTACTGCCTACGATATTATTATCGCAAACACCAGATAGTTGGGTAAACTTTAAAGTTCAATATGATTATTATGGTTGGCAAGAGTCTAGTTGGTTTATGGTAGAAGATACTATAACTGGAGATACGGTTATATTTCACGAACCAACAATTCCTTATCAACTTTTAGATACTACAATAGATATAATTTCAGGTAATTATCGTGTCACATTAAATGATAGTTTTGGTGATGGGTGGACATCGTCTCAACCCGCGTGGTTTGAAATGAAGAATATATGCCAAGGGTTAATTATAGATTGGCAATTACAAGGAGTATCTTTTTATTTAAGAGATACAACAGTAAACGTAATGCCGTGTGCCCCTCCGTCTAGTGGGTGTATGAATCCTATAGCGTTAAATTATGATTCAACCGCTACAATAAATGATGGGTCTTGTATCTTTCCTTCTTGTGGAGGTTTTGATAGTACTTGGGCAACCCAACAATGTGTAGGTTCTCAAGTATTAACTTATTATGAGTGGACAACATCTCCAAACCCTAACTGTAATGTAATTAAAATATTTTATGGAACAGCAAACTTTAACCAAGTATATGATGTAAATATCAATAATGGTATTTGGGGCATCTATATGGGTAGTGGACAACAACCACCTAATTGGGATGAAGAAAGATACTTCCAAGCTATGTTTGCAGATAGTACATTATCAGATACATTGTTTTATACACCATACTCATGTATTCCAGGATGTACAGATTCAACAGCAGATAATTATAATCCATGGGCAACTGTAGATGATGGTTCTTGTGATATAATAGCATGTGATTCTTTAGAAACAGAGATAACAATTAGTTTAACATTAGATGGTTATCCAGGTGAAACAAGTTGGACACTAATTGATTTAACTAATGGACAACCAATTGATGAGGTTCAAGCGGGAGAATATGATTTTGGAGATGTAGGTAAAACATTTACATATACTTATTGTGTAATAGGATTTGAGTTTATATTATATGATTCTTATGGAGATGGTTTAGCAGGCTCAACTACTGGGGGTTCTATTGATGGTTCATGCACTATATTTGATTGTAATGGAGATACAATTTGGAGTTTACCTAATCCAGGGTTTGGTTCAACAGCTTATTCAGGAGGACAATGGCCACCAGCATGCGCAGGACCAGTTAGTGTACTTGGGTGTATGGATCCAGCATATCAAGAATATAATTCATTAGCTAATGTTAATGATAGTTCTTGTATTAATTTACATGTATTTGGATGTGTAGATTCAACAGCATTTAATTATGATCCTTACGCAACTGCAATGGATATTGTTCCAATATGTAATTACACATTACAAATAGAAGATGATGGTGGTGATGGTTGGGGTAATTCATATTTAGGGGTATCTCAAGGTTCTAATAATTGGAATTTCACAATGGGACCTGGTCATTATACACAATCATTCCCACTTCTTTTAGAAACAGATAAACCAGTGGTAGTTTACTATTTCCAAGTTGGGGGACCACAGCAACCACCTCAACAAATAGCATTCCAAACATTACATAATTCATTCTTATTAACAAGTTCATTAGGAGATACTCTATTATCAGAAGGAACTAATCCATTTTATAATAATGGACAAGGAGCACTTCAACCTTTTAAAGCTCCATTATGGCCAACATATTCAGCAATGCCTTATTGTGGTAATATGTGTATACCAGCAGTTTATGGGTGTATGGACTCTACAGCATTAAATTATAATTCATTAGCAAATACATCGGCACCTTGTACTCCAATAGTTTTAGGTTGTACAAATTCTTTAGCATTTAATTACGATTCTTTAGCAAATGTAGATGATGGTAGTTGTGTAGTTATAGTTGTTGGATGTATGGATTCTACTGCATTTAATTTTAATTCGTCTGCTAATGTAAACGATTCTTCATCTTGTGTACCGTTTATATATGGTTGTATGGATGATACTATGTTTAACTATAATGCAGCTGCAAACACTAGTGATAGTTCATGTATACCTATTATCTTTGGATGTACAGATGCTTTAGCTTTTAATTATGACCCACTTGCAAATACAAATAATGGCTCGTGTATACCTATAATTTATGGGTGTACTGATCCCACTGCTTTCAATTATGATCCTGTAGCTAATACATTAGATAGTTCTTGCGTTCCTGTTATATATGGGTGTATAGATGCTATGATGTTTAACTATAATCCTTTAGCTAATACAGATAATGGCTCATGTATTCCGTATCTATATGGTTGTATAGATTCAACTATGTGGAATTATGACCCTTTTGCTAATACTAATAATAATACTTGTATTCCTTATATATACGGATGTACAGATCCTCTAGCTCTTAATTACTGTGATTCTTGTAATACTGATGATGGTAGTTGTATACCTATATTATATGGATGTACTGATAGCACAATGTTTAACTTTAACCCTTTAGCCAATGTTGATAACAATTCTTGCGTACCTTTTATTTATGGGTGTACTGACCCTTCTATGCTCAATTACAACCCATCCGCTAATACAGAAGATTTTAGTTGTATTCCTTTCATATATGGTTGCACTGACCCTATTGCCCTTAATTATGATTCGTTGGCTAATACTGACAATGGTTCGTGTGTGGCTGTGGTTGAAGGATGTATGGATCAGTCTGCGTACAACTATGATATTACGGCTAATGTTAATGACTCTGCTTCTTGCTTATATGATGCTGGTTGTATCACTGGTGCGGGTAATCCTTATTGGCTCAATGACCCTTGCTATGCCTGGGTAATATCAGTAGACGACTATTGTTGTTATAATGCATGGGATGATATATGTCAAGCAACATATGACTATTGTGAAGGAACTTGGGTTGGTCCTATATTAACTAGGAATGTAAGTAAAAAGAAATTAGTAGCAATTACAGATTTATTGGGGAGGCCTGTAAAAGAAATTAATAAGCAACTTCTATTATATATATATGATGATGGAAGTGTAAGTAAAAAAATATTAACAAATAAAATTAAATAGAAATGGCAACATTAACACCAAAATTAACATTATCTAGTTCAACTGCTACAAGTGATACTTTAAGTTTATCAGTAACAGATACACTAACATTTTCTAATGATGTAATACAAAAAAGAATGGCAACTTCAACGACAGCAGCAGTATTTTTAGCAGCAGCAGATTATGGTAAATCTTATCTATATTTAAAGAATTTAAGCACAGATACAGATGAAAGAATTGATATTAGAGCTACAACAGGTGGAACAGATATAGTGATGCTTGGAGCTGGAGAATTTTGTTTTATGCCTTGGGCGGGAGCTCATGATTTGGCATATGACGCTGCTTCCGGAACACCTGTATTAGAAATAATGTTATGGGAAGTATAATAATAAATAAAATAAAATAAAATGGCAACATTAACAACAAAATTAACATTATCTAGTAGTGATACTTTAAGTGATTCTACTAATGTATCAATAACAGATACTTTAACAGTAACAAATCCTACAGAGTTATCAAGAAAATCTATAGCAACAGGTTCAGCCCAGGATGTTATAGCAAGTAATTCTGCTTTTTCATATGTATTTTTAAAAGTAGTTTCTGGAACAAATTCAACAGATTGGGTACAAGTAAAACTTGGAGGAGATGCTAAATTAAAGATGAGAGTAGGAGAATTTGCTTTTTTTCCTTTATACAGTTCTCAAGCTATAACAGCTGAGGCTCAAGGAGGTGCTTGTGTAGTTGAATACGGATATTGGTCAATAGCTTAGATATGAAACTTCAAGTATTAAGATTTAGTAGTGAATCTGATTCTACAAGTGGTTTATTATTTGATATAACAAATGGCGTAAAATTTCTTTGCTATACTTTAGAGGATGAGCATAGAGAAGAAAAAGTAATGGGTGAAACTAGAATTCCTCAAGGAAGATACAATATTAAATTAAGAAAAGAAGGTGGATATAATAAAAAATATAGTAAAAGGTTTTCTGATATTCATAGGGGTATGCTTCATATTATTGATGTACCTGGCTTTGAGTGGATTCTCATTCATTGCGGCAATACTGATGACTCTACTGGAGGGTGCTTACTCTTGGGTGATAGTCAGGAGAATAATGCTATTAGAAAAGATGGATACATTGGGCACTCTACCCAGGCGTATAAGCGAATATATCCACCAATTGCGAGAGCATTAGAAAAAGGAGATAATGTTACAATAACCTATATTGATTTAGACGCAATATAAAATGAAATGGATAGGACAGTATATATTCGACTTTGCTGTTAGAATTAGAAATAAATTGTACGATGCTACAGGTTCTTCTGGTTCACCAGCAAGTAGTGTAGATATAGATTTAAGTGGATCTGCTACTGGATTTTCAAAAATATTGACAACAGATGGAGATACAGTATCTTGGACTAATGCGACATATGTTCATACTCAAACTAGTACAGAATCCACTTGGGTTATTAATCATAATTTGAATAAATATCCATCGGTAACAGTTGTAGATACTGCTGATCCACCTACTGTAATTGTAGCAACAGTAGTTTATACAACGCCAAATAGAGTAACATTAACGTTTTTTAGTGGGGAAGGAGATCCTCAAGCGTTACAAGGAAAAGCATATTTTAATTAAAAAATAAAACAATGGCAATAGAATTTTATAGTAGTATAGACTTAAATACAAATGAGATACAGAATGTAGTTATAGATAATTTAGGGTCAGCTCCTGGCAGTCCTACTGAAGGACAAATATACTATGATACAGGTGCAAATACTATGTATTATAGGGATAATGATAGTTGGGTAGATTTAGGAGCGGGAGCTGAAGGTGACATTACAGCTGTTACGGCTGGTGTTGGTTTATCAGGTGGCGGTACTTCAGGCGGTGTTACACTAACATTAGATCTTTCAGAACTTAGTGATGTACAAATTGCGAGTGGAGATAAATTAGCGGTATTAGATAGTGATGGTTCAACTGAACAATTAGAATCAATAGATGATATTGCAACACTATTTGCTGGGGCTGGTATGACGGCTTCTAGTGCTGTTTTAAATGTTATTGGTGGAGACGGTATAACAGCAAACGCTAACGATGTGGCAGTTACAGCTGCAAATACAAACATAACTTCCCTTACAAACGCTGCTTTAACTTTAGGTAGAGATACTCACAACCTTATAGATTTTGGTACTGACGATCAAATTAAGTTTACTGTTTCAACAAATCAAGCTATAACTTTTAAAGCTTCAGGTGAAATTGAAGCTACATCTTTAGATATTAGCGGTGATGTTGATGTTGACGGTACTTTAGAAACAGACGCTTTCTCTATAGGTGGAACTACTGTAAGCGCTACTGCAGCGGAATTAAACATTCTTGATGGTGTAACTTCTACTGCTGCTGAAATAAACGTTTTAGATGGTATTACTGCTGTTGTTGGTGAACTTAACGCTTTAGATATAGGTGCTACGGCTGTAGGAACAGCTGTGGCAAGTAAAGCTGTTATATTAGATTCAAACAAAGATTATACTGGTCTTAGAAACGTTACGTTATCTGGCGAGTTAGACGCCGGATCTTTAGATGTTAGTGGTGATGCCGATATTGATGGCACATTAGAAGCTGATGCAATTACTATAGGTAGTACAGCTATTGGTTCTATTTATGGTGCGATTGCGGGAAGTTCTAGTATAGTAACGACTGGAGCTCTTGATTCCGGTTCTATTACAAGTGGGTTTGGTACTATTAATAATGGGTCCTCTACCATAACAACTACAGGCGCTATATCAGGTGGTACTGGTTCAACATTTAGTTCATCATCTGCAAGCGAACCAATAGTTCATATTACAAACACACATGCTGGCGCAACAGCTGGTGAGTTAAGATTTAATAAAGATAGTGCATCTGGTGATGATAATGATGTTATGGGTACTATATCATGGTATGGTACTGATGCAGGAGAAAATACACATCAAAAACTAGCATATATAGATGCTATTATTACAGATTCAGCAGCAGGTTCTGAAGCAGCATCAATGAGATTTTATGTGGCAGAAAATGATGGTACAAATACTTTAGGTTTAACAATTGCTGGACAAGCTGATGATGATAGTGAGGTTGATGTAACTATTGGCGCTGGCGCAGGTTCCACTACAACAATTACTGGTGATTTAACAGTTAGTGGTACTACTACAACTGTATCATCAACAACGCTCTCTGTTACTGATGATTTAATTACTTGTTCTAAAGGTAATGATACAATAGCAAATGCTAATGGTTCTGGTTTAGAGATTGATGCTACTGGAGCCACAAATATTTATTGGAAATATGTACATGCTAATACAGCGTGGCAATCCAACGTTGATATAGATACTTCGGCAACGGGTAATGTTTATAAAATAAACGGGACAGAAGTTTTAGGTCCAACTACTTTAGGTAGTGGTGTAGTTACATCTTCACTTACCACGGTTGGAACAATTGGAACTGGAGTTTGGCAGGGAACAGCAATTGCTTCAGCTTACTTAGATTCTGACACAGCTCATTTGTCAACCACACAAACCTTTAGTGGTGCAAAAACATTTAGTTCTCTTGCTAGTTTCACAATGGATGGTAATACAATTACAGGAGTCGATGATTCAGGTGAATTTACCGACGACGATGCTCATATTATGACGTCAGCCGGTATTAATGATAAATTTGGTGTTATAGCAGGTAGCTCAAGTATAGTGACAACCGGAGCATTAAATTCTGGATCTATCACATCAGGTTTTGGAACTATAGATACAGGTTCTTCAGCTATTACTACAACTGGATTAATCTCTGGTGGATCACTTGATATTGACAATGTTCTTATTAATGGAACAACAATTGGCCATACAGATGATACAGACTTAATGACGGTTGCAGACGGTTTATTAACAGTGGCTGGTGAAGTTTCAATGACGACTTTAGATATTGGAGGTACAAATGTAACTACTACTGCTGCAGAAATAAACCTTATTGATGGAGGTACCGCAAGAGGTACTACTGCTGTAGCGTCTGGTGATGGAATATTGGTTAACGACGGTGGAACTATGCGAATGACTAATGTTGATACAGTATCGACGTATATACATGGTACAGTACAAGTTGTTCAAACAATAGCAGTGGGAAGTTTATCAACTAATAAAAGAGCTACAATAGAACATGATTTAGGTACGGCGGATGTATCGGTTGAATTATATGACGTGGCAACCGATGCACAAGTATTTGCTGATATTTTCAGAACAGAAGATGATGCTGATACTCCTGATACAAATGCGATAACTGTTGATTTTGGTACAACTCCTCCAAATAATATTAGAGCTGTTATTACAAGTTTAAAAGGAGGTGTAGCACCATCAAGTATAGCGTACTCGTAGAATAATTAATTAAATAAATAATATGCCAATATATTATAGTGATATTACAGTACATAGTAAACTTACCATAGGGGTAGATGATACCGGGCATGATGTACAGTTCTTTGGTGCTACTGCTGGAAAGTACATGCTTTGGGACGAAAGCGCAGATGCTTTAGTGTTACCGGATGCTACTCCTCTTAAAATAGGTAGTGGTACTGGCGCTGGAGCCGAAGGTGATCTACAACTTAAACATACTGGAACTAATAGCGAAATAAATAACTGGACTGGTGATTTATATTTAACACAAAACGCTAACAACAAAGATATAATATTCCAATCAGATGATAATAGTGGGGGTGTTGCAACTTATCTTGCACTAGATGGTAGTGCTAAAACAATAGAAGTAGGTGTCCCAATAAATATTGGTGTAGATAATACTGGATACGACGTAAAGTTCTTTGGTGCAACTAGTGGTCAATATATGTTATGGGATGAAAGTGCAGATACGCTGTTTGTTACTGGAGAAATTGATGCTGGTTCATTAGATATATCTGGTAACGTAGATGTAGACGGAACTTTAGAAACCGATAACCTAACTGTAGGTGGAGCTCAAGGTAGTGATGGGCAAGTTTTAACTTCTACTGGTAGCGGTGTAGCTTGGGAAGATGCTGCTGGCGGTAGTCTTAGTGGTAATAATTACGCAACAGATCTTAAGATAGGTAGAGACGCAGATAACTTAATAGATTTCACAACTGATAATGAAATTACTTTTAGAGTCAGCACTGGAAACAATGTTATCTTTAAAGCATCTGGTGAGATAGAAGCCGCATCCTTAGATATATCAGGAAATGTAGACATAGACGGAACACTAGAAGCTGACGCGATAACAGTTAACGGAACAACTCTCGCTAATTATATCCCTACGGTTAATGCTAATAAAATTACCGTTACTGATAACAACAACAACGAAGCTTTCCCAGTAGTATTTCATGATGAAGGAGGAAATACATTGTTAGATGATACAGGTGTGTTTAAGTATAATCCAAATACAGGAACCTTATATACAAATAAACTAACTGTAACTAGCACGTCAGAGCTTACTAGTGCAATGACATTAAACGCTGGAACACCAATAATATTTGAAGGAGCTACAGCTGATGCACATGAAACATCATTATCAATTGTAGATCCTACTGGAGATCGCACACAATATATAATAAATCAAAGTGGCTATATACCGGTTCTTTCAGCGGCTACAACAACGGCAATAACGTCAACACCTGCGGAATTAAATATATTAGATGGTGCAACTGTAGTTGTTGGTGAAATTAATTATAATGATTTAGGTAGTACAGCTATTGGTACTGCTGTTGCTAGCAAAACAGTAGTATTAGATTCTAATAAAGATTATACTGGAATAAGAAATCTTACTATGACAGGTGGGTTTACGGTTGGGGCAACCGCTTCTGGACTAGCTGGAATTACACTACAAAAATCAGCGGCACCTAGTTATCCATCTGATGGTTATGCTGTAATATATATGGACCAGTCTGATGGGGCATTAAAATGTAAAATAACTCATAACGAAGCACAGTGGACATGCAACTTATGTGTGAATCCGGAAGGAGAGTAGTAGTTAAATTAATTATGTATATTTGCAATTATTATTAATAAGTAAAATTAAAAACCAAAAATTATGACAAAAACAAAAACAGAAACAGAAACAAAAGTAGTTAAATTAACTGAAGACGAAATTAAAGAAGTTGGAGATCTTAGATCTTCTATTTCAAACGTGACGCTTGTAATTGGTGAAACTGAAATCGCTTTTGCAAATTTAGAAACTAGAAAAAAAGAGTTAATGAGTAGATTATTAAAACTTAGTGAGAAGCAGAATGACGTTGCTAAAAAGTTAGAAGCCAAATACGGTAATGGAAATGTTAATTTAGATACTAATGAATTTACTCCAACAAAATAATAACTATAAAAATAGTAACTATGGCATTAACAGGAGAACAAACATTTAAAGGATTAACAATACCAACCGCGTATGTAAGAGTAATGGAAGTATATTATAGAGTCATGGATTCATCTAGCACTACACTTTATGCTGATTACGCAGTTAGAATATATAAAGATGCAGATGCTAGAACTGCTGGTGATGATGCAATAACTACAATATCAGGTTCATTTACACCATCAGTATCAAACGCAGTAAATATGAATATAGTAAAACAAACTTATGTGCATTTAAAAACTTTAAGTGACTTTTCAAGTCTTACAGATGTTTAAATGGCATATAAGTATTTAAATATAACAGGAGATAGTGAAAAGATAATAATAGGAAGAACTAGATCTACTGTATCAGAAATGAGTCATACTTCATCGGCTAGCAGAGAAGATTCATCTTTACTTAGAGCTTTTAATAATATTGAATCTATATCATTAGCTAATGTTCACGCTACTGATTCTGTTGGTGTAGATTTATATGTAACTGCAGTAGTAGGAGAGAGGAATTATTTAGGTAAAGATGGTAATTGGAATGCACAGGATGATACAACTAAAGTTTATTATTTCTTTAAAGGACTTGTAATTCCTAATAAAGTTTCATTACTTATTCCTAAAAGTGATATAAATTATGATAGTAAAAATTATAGATTAGCTATAAAATTAAGTGCTTCAGATAGCGCTGTAGATAT